CCTCAAGTATTGGGCTTGCCCCGGCTTGCAGTGCATCATCAACAACCTGTTCAATCTCGCCGTTGATTCTTGACAATTGCGCGATTAAATCGCCAACGCCCTCAAACTCCATATCCGCGCCCATATCATCCCGCCTTTGTTGAGCAGACAAGCCCGATATTTCCTTTATCTTTTTGGAATGTGCGTTCAACATGGTATTCAACAGAATTAAATAAGATTTCCGTCTGCCCTGTGTATTCCTCTGCATTTACCATGAAAACGGCGCTAACAGTTATCCCATTAGCGCCGGCTGAATAAAACTCGTTTTGGCTTGCGGTTACTTTGTCAGCCCATACCACCGTGTCGGTATGCGTTTCAACATTAAAACCCTTCGTGTCGATTGAGTTCGTAACTGCTCTTAGTGTTATTCTGTCTGAGAAGTGCAATACGAACCCCTCCTTCTCATTTCGTCCCTTTGCATTAAATAATCCTCGCGGTTCTTTTCCGCATCGGGATTTGATAAGCCGAACTTCCACCGGGCAAAGGAACGGACGGCTCCAAGTACGAGCGCGTCCGTTTCGCTTATTGCCTTGTCGTATCTTACGCCAATATTTGCAAGGTCAAGGCGGCATTCCTCAATAATATCTGTTAGTTCAGCGTCTACTTCAACGCTTGAATTTACGCGAACTGCACGCCTAACCTTGGTCAGATAAGCTGCACCAACCGCCATATTAAGACCTCCTAATTAATCGGTTTACTTAACCGGCTGTCAGTACATTCGCGCCCTTAACAACAGCTTCAGGTGCCTTAATGTCAGAATCAAACAGAGCCACGCCACGATAATCAACACGGTTGTAAGCAAATCCGCTCTCTTTTGATATGTCAACTGCGATTCCGTTTTGCAGATTAGCGATAACGCACTCATACCAGTTAACAAGGAACAGATCGCCTGCGTTTACATTGTCATCAAATGTGATTTCTTTCCCGAGCAGATACCAAACGCCGTTGTTCTGTACTAAAATAGAGTATTTGCTATCGTCTTGAATTGGGAAAATAAGAGACCAGAATGTGGTCCAATTGGTAAGCCAAACAGCACCAGCCGCATACTCTCCCGGCATAAGCGACATTTGTTCTGCCAGTTCTGCGGGTAACGGAGAAGCAGAAGCCCACTGCACCGCAGTTGTGGTATCAGTCCAAGTGCGGGCGTAGTCAATACCCTTCGGCATGGATGATCCGGTGCCTTTGATAAAGTAGTAGTTAATTTTCTTTGTTACCTTTTTGGTAAGTTTGCCAATAACAAAGTTTTCAAACGCATCAACCGTCATTGCTCTAACCGTTGCAGAAAGAGAAACAAACTTGATGATTTCATAACCGCCAAGCGTAATGCTTGTTACGGTGTCAGCCGCGCCGGCAAGCAAGGCGTTTTCTGTGTGAAGTGCGGCTTCTGCGGTTGTGCCTTCGATAGCGATTGTCAGCCCGCCCGGTACATTCACAAGGTCAACGCTTGCCAAAATCGGTGAAAGTTGCGTCAGCTTTTCAATGATCCTGTTCTGTGTGATTGTCGGCATTGCGCCAGATACTTGCGACAAGATGATTTCGCCTTCGCGTTTCTCAACATCTGTCAGGTTTCCTTGCAAGTTGCGCAGGAAAAGCGATCTGTATTCCGGGGAGTCCACTCCATAGGTTTTAACTTCTTCCATTTTTCTGTCCTCCGTTTTGTCAATTATTTTAATATTGGGTTGAGTTCCCGCCGTAATGTTCAAGGCGGTTTGTTTGCGGGTTTCAAGCGTTTCAAGTTCTGCCTTGCGCTCGACAAGTAATTGCTTTTCGGTGGTTGCAGCCTCAACCGTTTCAACCGATGTAGCGTCTCTCACTTCAATGTCAAGTTCGGCGAGCCTTGTGTTTACTTGTTCAAGGTTCATTTCATCAAGATTCAATTTTCTTACCTCCTAAAAATTCATACTTCTTTTTTGCCAACTCTAACCGTTTTTGCAACGCAAGCAACTCCTGCTTTTCTCTTTCAATCACTCCGTTGATAAAAGAACGCGCTGATATTTCGGTGTCAGGGTTTGCTGGATAGCTTACCGCTGACACGTCATACACTTTTTTAACCTTCAAAATCGTTCTTGTTT